ACCTTGTTCCTGCATCATCAATGCCTACTGTGAAGAATTCAGAAGCTAACCCTTCAGTTATGAAAACCTGAAACCCTATAAGTTCGGCAAGTAGGTAGAAAAAAGCAGCATTCGACTCTTGAGGTAAATTGAAAAAAGTAATTATTGTATTTATTCGTTCGTTGTCTGTTTGATCTGCGGTTCCTAAAGGTAGACCTAAAACTTTTTCCCATTCTGAAATGTGTGTAGATCCGTCCGGAAATACCCCGTCGAGCAATTCCTTTTTTACATCTTCGTCTACACGTTGTAACTCATCCGACATCCCCGCAATGAGTTTGATGAAGTTGTTACCGTTGTAGTCTTCAATGTGTGGCCATAGTTCACCTTGAGGTAAAAGACGTATGAAAGCCCCTGTGTAATCTGATAGGTCTGTAGGTATCATATTATGTCTTGAAAGATTAAGTTTCCTACAGTGGCGATGTCGTAATTTATAGAAACATGATCCTCGATCGGTGAAACTAGAATGTTATTTGACTCCCCAGTTGCACGGCTAATAGCCTCCCTCATTCTGGACAATAAAATTGTCCCATTGGGCTGGCTGTCTCTTATGAATAAATCTCTAAGCTCTGCTTCCACAGCGGCTTGAACTTCGCCCGTGTTCGGCTCTATTTGAATAGTAAAATCAACAGGGTCCGGAACGGGGATCAATGGTTCAAAAACGGACGCAACGGGGCGTTTCGATTCTACATATTGTGAAACTAACACAAGATCCGAGTTGTCAGGTATTCCGTCGATAGTAGCCTCATCCGTCATAAAAAAAAGTCGAACTGTTCCTAAAGAAATACCTATGTCATCGTCAAACGTATAAATCCATGCACGGGTTACATTCACGGACGCCTCTTTTGCCCACCGTGGGTAATCATAACGAGCACCGCCGCGTGGCGGCTCTGCGAATACTGATAGGACTCTATTACGGTAATCAACGTCTGTCTCCTCCTCCTGCCCGTTTGTGATCGACGTTGTAACCTCCGCTTGATTATCTATTCCCGCATTTGGAGTTCTAAATGTGAGAGTCGTTTCGGATACTTTATTTCCGATTTCTCCACCGTCTACCGATCTAATAGAAACAACCCCTGAGTTTGCTAATAAAGTAATACCGGTTGTAACCTCAAAAAGGGTGCCGTCATCAGCACTCAAAATCTTTCCCGGTGTGCAGGTGCTTCCAATTGTGCCCGTTATAGTTGCGAACCCTGAGGATTTTTTTGCTGGTATACGTTCGATACCTTTGATTGCTCCCCACCGATCCAAAAATTCTTGATCGGCTGTATCTGGAAACGGCTGCTTGAGTGCCCATGCAATGTATGCATACAGGCCAAATACCACGCCACTTTCCGCCGTCGTCAATGCATTGAGCATCGAATTCCGAACCTCGGCGGAAAGACTGGGTAGACGTGTCACCACGTCGTTTTTAATACGTGCTCTAAGTGTTTCTAATGTTGGTGTTATGTAAGGCATATTATTTAAAATTCCGTTCCCAGGTTAAATCATACTTTTGATTCAATGTGGTGTTGTCTGGTTTAGTGATAGTTACAAATAATTCTACGATGTCGAGACTTTTTCTAGTGCACTCCGCTGTAACCTCTTTTGCTAGTCCGTCGGTAATCATCCAATCTAAAGAAGCTTTTGCATAAGATCCGGCTTTTGATAGTGATAAGCTATTTATTTTTTTACCTCTGAGTGTCCATAAACGACTTCCCGATTTGGTTCCTGATAGTGAGTCTCCCCACCACCCGCGGGGGTTGTCCTGGTTGTCCTGAGGTGTGGCCCTTTGATCACTAAATAGAGACATCAAAACAGATGTCTGGATATCATCGCCCGCAACAATATCATTACCCGCTATTAAAATATCTAACGGGGTTACGTCGTTTTCTTCTCGTGGTAAAAATGAGATATCCATTATTGATTTTGATCTGGCGTTGATCCTCCGTTATGTGTGTGTGAATTGAAAACGTCTCTAAGTGCCTGCATAGTTTCGGCGGTTCCTTTTCCGTCTGAGACGTCGCCACCTCCTACGACATTCATTCCGCCCGCTCCATTCAATACATTGATAGACCCGTTGTTTACATTTATGTCGCCATTGTGGATAATACAGTCACCGTCAAAGATCTCAACTTGAGAATTCCTAATTTCGACTACCCCGCCTTTTTTAAGTATAATTTGGACTCCCTCCTCATTATGAAGAGCGGTTTCTCCCTGTTCGATACCTGGACGGCCTGATCCTTCTTCGATCACTACGGCCCAACCGTTATCACGTAAACCAGATTGAAAATTTGCAAATACGTTTCCCCCGTTCGGCGCCTTTGAAGTATACCCAAAATTTTGAGGGTGTGCGACCCGTGAGAGCGTTTCACCACCTGCAAGGGTAATCTGCCACGTGCCCGAAGATTCGAGCAATTTGGCTATACCACGCCCGAGCATGCCATTGATTTTTGACTGTAGTATTCTAAGCATATGATGTGGTAGGAACTAGATTTAAAATTTGTGAAAATTCGTCCCCATTTCGTTTGATCTCTATAGAATTGATTATTCTAGGCTCTTTCAATCCTAAACTTGAAATATCTATGTTTACAATGTTGCCAGTCTCGTAAAATTTATACGGATCAATAGAAATGGATACAACATTTAATAGATTGAGGCGTCCAAGTCTGGTTACTCCCATGTTTTGAGTTTCCCCGGTTGTCAAAGATCCTCCGTCAATGTTTATCACGGTTTCACCTGTTCCGCTTAAAATAGTAGCAGCACTAAAATCATTTGAAGAAAAGCTTTTTTGGTCGGTGGCCGTTGGTTGCCATTCGTCAGAATGGTTTGCGGTAAAGATACTGAGCCCTTCTTTTAAAATTAAGTTGCTGCTAGTTCTGTTGACTTTCGATAGATTAATACCGCCCGTTGTATCTGCACGAGCTATGAGCCCCGCACGGTCTGCAAAGTTTTGCAAAATGGAAACGATAGGCATATCCATATTTAATCTAACGTGTCGCATGGTCTCCCCTGCCTCTCCTGAGACCGTCAGGCCGGTAATCTCAGAAAGTAGATCGCGTGTATTGATCCCAAAGAATTCGGATCCGCCAGGCTGCAAAGTGAGTTTCACTAATTTAGCAGAATTATCACGAACGTCCAAAATTAGTTTACCTTTTAAATCAACATATTTTTGAAATACAAATCCTGTGAATACTAATTTGTCTTGTAGGAACACGCGGGCGGAATCGCCCGCTTTAGTCTTCAAAAATAAGCCTCCCAAATTAGAAGTCTCAAATAAGCATCGATCAGAAAGGGTCTGCACTGATCTAAACAGTGTAGATTTTTCCCAACCATTGTATTTCTTATTGTTTATTTCTAAAATCATCGGATGACTAACAGGTCTAATTTAGGAAAATTTGGATTACGAACAGTGTTTCTGTCAATAATACTTTGGAATTCTGAATTATCTGAATACAAATTGTAACCAGTCACTAAAATCGGTTGTTGATCATAACTTGTAAGCAATACGAGCGGCGGTAAATTTGCACCACGTGTGATTAAATCTTCCGAAACTGCCGTCGATAAATCTATCAACTCCTCACGGATCCTCAATAAGTCCCCGTCGTCTGCTAATCGATCGAGAACCGTATCAGAAAGGTCTCTAAAACTTTGTAAGTCAGATACAGCGTCGTCAAAATTATCATACTCTGTGGAGCTGTAGGAGTCTGCTAAACCTTTTAAAGTTAGCGCATCGTAAGCATTTTGAACAGTCAATGCATTATCTTTTTTTGCTGCCTCACTCGGTGTGGTTAATCTGATCTCGCCCCAACCTGTATCAAAATTCTCTAAAACTTTTTCCTGAACGTAAGCGGTCGAATGTGTGTCATTAATTGCGCCTGTAATCCCGTTGGAAATCGATTTTAATCTCTCGATGTAATCACCAGGCGCCCGAATAATATTTACGGCGTCCGTGTGTGTATCATCGATCAATGTAAATAAATCGGTAGCTTTATCTTTGGCCAGTGTAGCAAATTTGATTATATCTCTGGTTGTATCCGTGAGGTCTTCTAAAATTGTAGTATCCGAAGTCTTTACAAAATCCGGAACCTCAGTTTTGAATACCTCCGGGAATGTTACCGCAACTTTGGATTCTAAATCTACCCCTTTGTCTGCTACCTCTTTTTGTGTATCGATTAAACCTTTTGGGGACGTCTCCGACGCATCAGGAACCACCCAAAAATTGATTTGTAATGTTTCAAAATTGATATCACGGCGGGAATAATTATGTGACGCCACCTCAGGACGGACTTTAGCGATCAAATTAGAAGACGGTAATTTCAATTCACCCGCGGTGCCGGCTCTTATGGCTGCAAATAGTTGATCACGAACATTAGGTAAATCATCCTCTGTGAAAAAGATGTCTACTAATATATTTTCTTGTTTCGGTCCGATGTCGTAAACACCGTCGTCTTTATTATTTGACCCGTCTTTGCGCTCCGGATCATCCGCATAGGTCTCTACCACCGTAACACGACGGCCAAAGCGTGAGACGGCTTTTTCTACCTTGATTTTGATTCCTGCAAATTCACCTGTTGTGTAATCGATCATATTTTTATCCTGGTTGTAGTGATCCTAAATCGATCATGGTGTTCATACTCATGTCGCCAGATGTCTGCATCTCGTCTACCTCAAAGGAGCCGTCTTTGCGAACTTTTAAATTTACGTTCAATTGATTGTCAGTTCGAACCTGTTGTTTTGAAGCTACAGAAAGTTCATTTTTGAAAATATTATCTAATGCGGATTCTGGCGCCTCCTCATCGGTGAATACATTTTTCACTTTGTTTACCATATTGGATCCAATATTAGAAACTTTATTTTTAAGTTTCCCCGGTAACTCAATTAATGTTTTCAGCCCTTTAGTTAGCTTTTCAATTTTCTCTTTTAAATAATCAAATGTCTCCCCGAATACCTCTTTTACAACATCGCCGAAATGAAACATCTCTGTAAAGAAATCTTCGAATACTTTTTGGCCACCTTTAACGAATTCTGCAATTTTAGTAAACAGCCATTCAAACATTTTCTGTCCTCCTAAAATAAATTTAGGAAATACTTCAGCTAACCAATTAATAAGATCTCCAATACCACGTAAAGTATCCGCAAAGGTATGAGTTTTCTTTTCGAATTCTACCAGGCCCACAACGGCATTACTAATTGCAGATACAATATGTAAAATTGAAGCCACTAATGGATCCGCGGAAGCCGAACCTGATTGAAATTCTGCGATCATCAATGAAACTTTATCGACTACCTCTACAATTTTCGGTAATAAATTCACTGCAAATGTGATTGCAAGACCTTGAAAACGGCCCTTCATGTCTGCTATTTTCTCAATAAGGCCCGCAATTTTATCATTGGTAAGGTCGGATGTAATTAATCCATACTCTTTTGCCTTCTTCATGTTGTCCTCTAGAGCCCCACGACCTTGATTTAAGGTTTTGGCCATAGATAAAGCAGCACTACCAAATAACTTTTGTGCAATACGTGCCTTTCCTGTGCCATCTTTATGTTTACTTAATGCTTCAACGGCTTCGAGTGCTACGGTTTCGGTATCTCTCATCCTCCCGTTAACATCGAAAAGAGTAACTCCTAATTTAGAGAATGCATCGATTGATGCAGAATCCCCACGAGCCACCCCTGAAAGAGCTTGAGAGAGTGAAGTGATTGCCGCTTGTGAATCCTCAACAGATACACCCGTTTTACTAAGTGCAAATTGCCAACCTTGTAGAAATTGAGAAGATATCCCGAGACTTTCACCCAGTTTATCAATAGCATTGATACCTTTGAAAATCTTAGTCGTGAGAAGTGCACCGATTGAACTTGCCGCCGCTACTAACAGCCCCATTTTTTTACCGATATTGCCGACTCCGGCGGCAAATATCTTTAATTTTTTAGCAGCTAATACAGCAGATGAAGCCACTTTTTTAAAGTTCTGTTGAATCCGTGCCGCAACTCTCTGCAAATTGCTCTGTGCTTTGATCTCAATATTTACTGTTTTGTTATCGGCCATGTTATCCTAATTTTTGTATACTAATAAAAAACGCCGTCAATATTATTTTGACGGCGTCGATTCTTTTACTCTTTTAAGAAAGAATAAGGCATCATCAAACGAGAGGTTATAAATTTCAGTTAGTGTGAAACTATAATGCTTTCCAATTTCCGCCACTATTCCCAGGATCGCTTGACTTTCACTGGGGATGGCTCGAAAAAAACGACTGCCTCCTCAAAACAACTCATGAGATCGCCAAAAGGTAACTTATCTAAAACATCTACGTTGTTTAACTCATTAGCACACGCCTTTACGATTTCTAACATGGTTCCGGCGTCAAATTCACCTTTAGCAATTGCCCCCATGTTTATCGTTTTTGCATTACCAATTAATGGTTGCGATAGTGTCAAAACTGCTTCGCCTGTATTTTCTTTAGCCTCTTCTGAAAGCTCTATTTCAACTTCACGTTTAACGTGTTTTTTTGCTGGTCTCTGTGGCATAATATTATTCCCCCTGTTATACTA